CTGACAAAACGGAATACATTGCTAACGCAGCCCAATTTGTCAACGACGTCATTATACCTGATAATCTCGTCGGACACGCTATCACTGAAGCTGTCCTTGATACTTTTGATATAATAAATAATAATAAGCCCGGTCCCAAGTTTGCCTCACTAGCAATACCAGCTTATATAGCATACGAAATGATAAAAAATAAAAAGACTAATAAACCCAAAAACACAAATAAAAAGCCCCAAGGGGAATCCTTTGTCCGTGCACCGGCCGCAATTGGAAACCGTCAACGTTTCACTGCGCCGCGATTGGAGTCAGGAGTGAAGAAATACGCTAAGCCGAAGGTCACGAAGACCCAATTGAACGGCGAGGTATTCATTAGAGTGCGACACAGGGAATTCGTGATCCCTATTAACGGAAGCGTCCCATTTAACCTGTCGGAGTTTAACATTAACCCCGGGTTATTGAGCTCGTTTCCTTGGTTGTCGTCGCTAGCGCAGAATTTCCAGCGCTACCTATTTCACAAACTTGATTTCGAATTCCGAACGGACAGCGGAACGACCACCCCGGGAAAAATCATGATGTCGGTTAATTTTAACCCGCAAGATCCTGCACCGGTCACCAGGCAGGAGATGATGCAGCATCGTGTTAAGTCAGATGACTCAGCGTGGCTTAACAGTAAGATGGTCGTGGACAAGTACGACCTTCAAGTCAAGGGACCTCTCTTTGTTCGCCAAGGCATACCATCCGGTACCTTTGACATAAAGACCTTTGATATTGGCGACTTTTTCTTGGCGACACAGGCTCAGAGTAACGGCAATGAAGTCGGGGAACTCTATGTGTCTTATGATGTTGACTTGATTACGCCGCAACCGGCTAATGCAAGTTTGGGAGGTGGTGTTCTAGCTCAGCACATTCAGAGCGGTGGTTCTATATCACGCACTAATGTCTGGGGCACCGTCCCAATCATATCTGGCCAACAAGTCGTGCAGCCTAACTTACTGAGCAATAACGCAGTCATGCAATTAGCGGGTACCTGGTTAATGGAAATCGACCTCACTGGAACAGGATTTACAGGAGCAGCTCCTGTTGTCACTGTCGCGGGACTCATCGTTACACCGATACAATTGATTGTCAATGCCACGGCAACTAGAGCCGTGTACACTTTTAAGATAACCAACTTAGTACCGGTATCCACCGACAATTTTACTATTGCGTGGGACGGTGTCTCCACAACCGTTGTGAATGGTCAAACCAGGTTCACTCCCTATGATAATTCGCTGAACTGACTCAATAAAATAAAATTTTAAAACATAAAATAAGCAAAATACCAAAAAACATTTAAAAAATATAAAAACTGAAATAAAAATAATGAATTTAATCCAGAGAGAACTCCTCTAAACAGAGCCTATGGGGTGAAATGCCCCTTGGATGAAGTCAGGCCTTCATCCAACGTTCGCCGCGTTGGCGCACACCATGCAAGTGTGATAGAAGTAAAACTGCACCCCGTCATATGGGTTCCGCGTGCACTAGTAAGGACGCGACGTCAAAAATAAAACAAAAACAAACTTTATAACAGAATGACAGACAACAATACTAAGAAACGAAAGTCGTCGGAGGTGAATGGGGTTGGGAGTCCGGTTGATGGCGGGATGGGCGAATCAGAACCCGTGCCACAACTTCTCCAAGAATTGGCAGTAATGCCAGCCACTGTGCCTCCCGCGCCACCCAGTTTGGTCAAGGGTGTGGACCAGAAATATAGTTTTTTCTGGACAGAGACCACGGTGCATAAAGTGCCGTTCGTTTTAAAATTAGCTACAGCGCAACCCAATGGGTGCCATTTTTGTGAAACTCCGTCTTCCTTTTTCTCAGTTAAGGAAGCGGTACCGTTATACACGTTATTTGTTGAAATGATACAGCTAGTTCCTAGAAAGTGTTTCATGTGGACGTCTGCACCTTCGCAGACCCACTTTGTTGTACAAACTAGAGAGATAGTTGAAGTGACACCTGGAGTTCATTATACCCGGCGCACCATATATTCGTATCATTTGGCGGAGGGATTCAGATTTAAGAACTTTATTCAGTTTCTTAATTTTTTGCGTGACCCTCAAATGTTCGACAAAACACCGTTCCGAATGTCAATTAGTCGCGATTTCCTTGTTGGGATTGAACCTAATCCGGGGGAGGATCGCGATTACATAGAAGATGACTTCAAATTATATAATGGATATGACAGCGAGGAAGAACGTAACTTCATCGTTTATGCCAACGAACAATACCAAGCCTTGATGGAGGACGGACAGCCTAGAGTGCTGAATGGGTTACCTTACCCACCGTTACCTACCTGGGGTGACGAATTTAAAGACCGGGATTTAAAACCGGCCAGCGGAAAGTCGAAATTTAACCGCAACACACGACCTGAACATAATATTCCCCTCAAAAAACCGAGAAAAGATGACGTGAAGAACTTTGATTGGTGGAAAGCTCTAAGGAAGAAGAGCGAACAAAAGCAGAGGAGAGCGATGAGAGTCCAGACTCGCGGAACCAAGAATCATTCTCTGATAATGAATGCATTGGATGAAGCGAAGCAGCAGGAACTCGGTAATTTAGACGCAAAAAATGAGCAAATTGCGGACCTTAAGGAAGAATTGAAAGACCTCAAGGATGATTTGGATGCTCATGGTGGAGAACCAAGCGAGTCTGTGCACTTGGCTGCTCCCCCGCAGACACCGATGCCGGGTGAGGTAAAACTTGAGGATGATGTTCCTTTTGCACCCACGGCAGCACGAGATGACACACAACCATACTCATTGAATTTCAAGGTCGAGGCGCCGCTAAATGACCTCCCTAAGAAATACCAGATCAAGATCCGTAATTTTGAGCTGTTTCACCCAATGATGTATGTTTCGACTATGTGTAAGGTAATGTTTGTTCTCGCAGTGATTTACTGGGCTTGTCTGTCGTATTATGTATTGATGAATTTTAGATTAGATTCAGGCACGTGGTTGGCTTTTTTTATCATCCTCCACTTTTTGCTGTGTCTGTCTTTTCTAATTAGTCGCGCCATTGTCAGGAAGATTAAAATTGTGTACAAATTCTCGGAATTTGAACGATTCAATCAACCGACAGATAGGCGTCCGGATTCGCATGCTTTGGCGGAAGTGAAGCATAAAGATCCGATGTATGGAACCGTAGCCTGTGATTTAAAGGTTACATGGAAGTTTCGTCCTCACGTTTGGTTTTTCCAGTGGTCTTCATTGATATTGCTGGCTAAAAAGAAAGTCTCCAACTACGACAGGTTATTCGTCAGTATGGAGGCTATTGCACAAGCGACGAATTACAGGACAATGCCGGTTGGTCTAAATGAGAGCGACGTAATAGATCGCGTTAATCACAACCTCGCAGCGTTACACAGTATTAACATTGATAAATACGAATACATGCGCTCCACTGGGGCCTTGGGAAATTCTGCTTTAGTATCAGCAGCGTATTATCGGTTTACTGAGGGTAAACGTGTGAAAAAGCATCGTTTTCTGTACCCCAAGACCAAAGTATAAGGGTGACTAGGCGGGTGGCGTTTGGGTATGACATCAGAGATTTAGGTTCGGTACTGCTTAAACCGGTTAAGGATAGCCTTAAGTTTAAGTTCAGGAAAACCCCAATTACAGACCGCAGACCAATTGTTGCGGTTCAAATTGGGCCGATTCTCAATGCATGTCTTCCCAAACACACACCTGATCCTTACGCTTTGGCTTTGGGGGTTTGCAAGCGGGTTGCCTTCTTACCGCCAGTTCCAGAAGAGGGTAGGTTAAGCGGACTGCGCCAATTTGTATTGAAATGGGCGCAAACAAACCTAGTTCCGCTGCACCCGGAGACTGACTTTAGCTTTGAAAGTTGGATCTCTGAGACTCAGTACCCAGAGTGGAGGAAAAATGAATTGAGAGCGATATACGACGAGCTACCTATTAGGGACTTTAAGTATAATTTACAAGGGAAGAAAATTGGAATGTTTATGAAGGACGAGTTTTATACCGACTTTAAGTTTCCGCGAGGCATCTATGCCCGCAAGGATCCATTTAAAGTCGTGTTTGGTCCTTACATAAAGCGTATAGAGCAGGTGGTGTTCAAACACCCTGCGTTTATTAAATACGTACCAGTTTCTGATCGGCCTAGATATATTGAGAGTTACCTGTATCGAGTAGGAGCCAAGGTCGTCGCCACTGATTTTTCCTCTTTTGAGGCGCAGTTCACCAAGGAAATGATGGAGAACTGCGAAGATGTTCTGTATGAGTACATGTTAAGTAAGACTCCTGGGTACAGGGAGTTTCTAGAGTTGAAAACACACATCAATGGTACTAATGTTATAGATAATAAATATTTTACCCTTGAGTTGGAGGCCACCCGGCAGTCTGGAGAGATGAATACGTCATTAGGAAATGGATTTTCCAATCTAATGTTCATGTTATACATCTGCGAACAGTACGGGTGCACAAATATTCGAGGTGTAGTTGAAGGGGATGACGGTTTGTTTGTTATGGACAATGAACCGCCGACTCCCGCTTATTTTGCTAAGTTTGGCCTTGTTTTAAAGGCCGAGTACGTTGATGATATCTCTTCCGCGTCGTTTTGTGGTATAATATACCATTCCAGTGATTTGATTCCGCTGACTGATGTTCGTAAGGTTTTAGCTACGACCGGTTGGTACACTGGGTCTAAATGGATGATGAAATCGAATAAGTTACTGGCGATATTGCGTTGTAAAGCATTATCGGTGTATCACCAATATAATGGGTGTCCGGTACTCACTTCTTTTGCGTTAGCCATAATTAGAAAAACAATGCACTTGCATAAAGCATCCCAGGACTGGGTGATGAGAGGAGATAAGTCTGTGTCGAGCTTTCAACGTGAAATGTTCTTGTCATATGTCAATGCGAAGTTACCGCCTCGCGCGACCACCGGCTACGGTAGCCGACTCGTGGTAGAGGAGAAATTCGGTGTTCCAGTCGGTGTTCAGCGACAGTTGGAAAAATACTTTGATGATAATGATGTAGTAAACAACCCCATGATGATTGATGAGTTGCAATTCAATGTTCCACCTCAGTGGACTAAATTTGGCGACCGTTACACTCGGGTTATTCATGTTGGCTCTAGCGCTAAGGTAGTAGAGGTTCCCGTCGGATTTGACGAGCATTATAGATTTAATGTTAATCTACTAATTAAGCGACTGAAGTCCGGCCTAGAGGTTGATATCTCGAAGCTTGGAATGTTCCGCCGATAGAGGCAAAGATATCGGTTTGCAGCG